ATGGCTGATGATAATTTGGATGTATTGCTCCGGACGACAGACAATACAACAATGTCATTGGAGCAGTCAAAAAAATTCAATAATACTAAAAGGAAGATCAATGGAATTTGTAAGGCATTGTCCATGAATACTCAGAAGTATGACCCGCAGAAAACAGTTGAAAATATATCTGCATATATTACATCAACAAATAAATTGGATAGGATTCTATATTCAGAGATAAGCAATTATGTCTATTCATTAGAAATGCCTGAGAGAGGCATCTTTGCTACAAACTTGGAAAAACTGTTGCTTTATTCACTTGATAACAATAATGGGGTAAGTGAAGATTGTAAAAAAATGATTGTGAAGATTTATGACCATTTTCAATTGGCTCTGCATCAGATTGAAAATGTTAATAATATTTTTGCAGATAGCATTGAAGAAGCAAAAGAAAATCTGCAAAAGCAGATAAAAGGTGTTGAAAAAGAATACATCTCTATACTTGGTATTTTTGCTGCAATTGTACTTGCTTTTGTTGGGGGTATTACATTTTCAAACTCAGTTTTGCAAAATATTTCTGCGGTTAGTGTTTTTCGACTGCTGTTGGTTGTTGACTTCTTAGCATTTGTTCTTATCAATGTAATTTATATTTTGGTTAAATTCATTTTTACTATAAATGAGAAGAATGCAAAGCTGTTCAATATTAAGGCATTGAATATTGCGTGCTTGGTTATTGCTATAATTATTGTGATTTCATGGATGCTCAATGCCAATCAGATTCCATATTTTATTTCAAAATTTTTACCTTGGGGTAAATAACAGACAACCCTCCCGGCCATCACGGTCAGGAGGGTTTCGTGCATCTATGGGACTTATGCATCCACATCAATGCTGACACCGGATTTCAATTCTACGGTGATGTGGTCATCCCAGATGGTGATCTGTTTGATCCAGCGTCGCACCAGCAATTCGTTAAATTCGGTGAGGTGGGTAGTCTGCTGTGCGATATAATCCTGCAGGTCATTGATTCGTTTTATCTGCTCGTCTCTTGCGGCAGTATTGACGGTAGTTTGATGGTGGAGTTCTCGTAGTCTGAATATTTCATCGGCAATCTCGTCATAGGCTTCCTTGCTCTGAACTTTCTGGATGAGCTCCTGTTGCAAGGCCATAAGCTTCTCATCGATGTTCTCAACGGAAGTTGCCTGCGAAGCTCGAATGACTGAAGCAATGTTTAGCTGTAGCTGTGCCTGATAGCTACTTTTGTCTCCTAGCATCTGGTTGATTGCCTTGACGACAGCATCCTGAAGGACCAGCTCGTTCTGTTGTGTAGGTTTTCTGGAGCAGGGCATCGCCGATGTATTTCTCATTGCGTAGGATTTTGTTGATGGTGTTTGTGTGCCACTTTTTTTCTCCGGCACCGGTAAGAATACCGTCACGCTCCAGACCAGCGGCAATCTTGTCCATACTGAGACCTTCTAAATATTCTCGATAAATACGTTTTACAGTTTCAGCCTGTTCTGGATCAATGACTAAATTCCCATCTGCGTTCTTTGTATAGCCAAGGAAGCGATTGTGGTTGATTTGTACCTTGCCTTGCTGGTAGCGATATTGTAAGCTCATCTTGATATTCTGAATTAAGGACTGCGATTCCTGCTGGGCCAGAGATGCCATGATGCTGATAAGAACTTCGCCCTTAGCATCCATCGTGTTGATTGACTCCTTTTCAAACAGAACAGGAATTCATGTCTTTGAGTTGTCGGATGTATTTCAGGCAGTCCAGAGTGTTTGTAGCAAATCGGCTGATGGATTTGGTAATAATCATATCAATGTTACCAGCCTTACAGGCGTAGACTGCAGTCATCTGCATGGCACTTCGTTCGTTGACGGCTTTGCAAGAGTTGCTTCCACCGAAGAGAAAGCGATAGGCACTGCCATTGGTACTGTTGATGGGCTTGTCTCTGGAATGAAATAGACCCGATAAAAATCCTATAAATATTCCTTTCTGCCTTAAGAGGCGTATTAAATTCAAAGTTTCATCACAAAATAATTTATGCAAATACTTGCAATTGCAAGCAAAAACAAATATAATAAAGAAAAAGGAGGCGATACTATGGCAAATACATCCGCTGTTTATGCAAGAATAGATACTAATCTCAAGGATAATGCTGAGAGCATTCTTTCTCAGCTTGGCATTTCTCCATCCAGTGCAATTCAGATGCTTTATAGCCAGATCGTACTGAAAAAGGGTATGCCGTTTGAATTGAAACTTCCTTCTTCTAAACCATTAGCTGTTGGTGCAATGACCAGAGAAGAACTTGATGCAGAACTCCAGAAGGGTGTTGATTCCATCAAAGCAGGAAAGGTATATTCTGCAGATGAAGTCGACGCGGTACTTGCAAAGGAGTTTGGCATATGACGGATAGATACAATGTCGGCTATTCTGTAGATGCACTTGGTGATTTACGTGAAATCTATTCGTATATTGCGAATGAACTTCTTGTTCCGGAGGCGGCCGCAGCTCAGCTGGGGCGCATACGAAAGGAAGTTCGTTCATTGGATTTCATGCCAGCTCGTTATACGTTAGTTGAATGGGAGCCTTGGCATTCGATGCAAATGCATCAGCTTCCGGTAAACAACTTTATTGTGTATTATCTTGTCGATGATAAAGAGAGGACAGTTACAGTAGCACGAATATTCTACGGTGGTCGAGATATCGAAGGAATTATAAATTCAAATAAATAAACAGAAGTGGAGCTTTTTGTGTGAAAACAAGAGCTCCATTTTTATATGAATAAAATTCCTCTGTCATCATAGACAGAAGCGCCTGTATTATTTCCACAGCGGATCGCACGGTCAAGTCCCATGATAGTGGCGACGGCTCCGTCGATTTTTTCTGTGGATTTTTCTTTGTCAGCTTTTATATTGCCTGCCGGGTCAGTGCGGATATAGATATTATCCATCATCCAACGGAGTACCGGATGACCACCGTGGGCCATCTTTTGCTCTAGCGTTAGCTTCATAAGTTCCTTTGTTGGCGGGGACATATCCTTAAATCCCTGACCGAAAGGAACAACAGTAAAGCTCATGCCCACTTGATGACAGATTTATCCTCCAGGGCAAGAAGGACTCCTTTTGGAATCTGTTCTCCGCAGGCAAGGTCAATGACCCGAACGGGCTGGCTGTCTGCGCTATAGGCAAAGAGTAAGATTTCAAAATTTGGAGACTCCACATAGCGATAGACGCCTGTTTTCTGAAGAGGCACATCACTGTAGGTCTCAATATCAATGCTAAGTGTCTCCGTGAGATTGTCCTTTCTACAAAACAGGCAGCAGAGAAATCCCTGCCGCCTGCTGTGTTACTGTTTATCTTTATTGGATTTGTATTTATTGATGTCACGGCGGATGTGGTATATCGCATAGCGGATAAGATAGACAATAATTTTCCCTACGTTATAAATGATGAAGCCGTATATCGCTACAAAAAAGGTGTATGCGATGACATTAGCAATAAATAGATTTAAGATTTCTGCAAATTCATTCATAGATTGTCTCCTTTTGTCGAAAGAGGTGCTGGCGTAAGTAAAACCACCGCTAGCAGGTTTATAGATTACTTAAAGTCTTTCATGCGTTTTTCATGGTATTCGAGATCACGCTTGTCCTTTTCCTGTTCACGCTTTTCGCGTTTGTGGTCATTGATGATACTCTGAATCATAGAGATTGCAGTAGTAAGGCCAACACACGCGAAGCAGCCGATACAGATGTTTACAAGAATTGTGCTAATCATGATTGTTTCCATAGTTTGTCACCTTCGTTAGTCAAGGAAATCATCATCGTCATCAGTTGCAAAGTCAGATTCAGCAGAAGCCTTACCACCAAGAGGCTCGCCATCACGAATCTTCTGCAGATTGTTAAGGCCACAGGCGATGCCCTTATTACCAGAGCTGTTGAAAGCATAGAAGCTGATGCTGGCACGACCGTAGACTCCAGAGTAAACCTCAGAACGAGTGAGGATAGGATTGCGGTCTGCATCCACAATGCCCGGAGCAGAAGTGGCGTTGGCATTTACAAAGTAGCTGCCAGCGTAAGCAGGGTCGTCCGGTCTTTCAAGATCTCCGTCACGAAGAGGAGTCTTAAGTACGGAAAGTGCCGGTACAGACTTGCCGTTGCCCTTGAGCTTGGATTCACCTTCACGATATGCAGCCTCGATAGCAGCTTCTATCTTTGCGACAGTCTTGGTGTCAGATTTGGGGATGATCAGGCTGACACTGTACTTTGGAGTGCCGCCGTTGATGGATTTCGGTTCCCAGACGTTGGCGTAACTCCAGCGTGTGTTAGGACCGGTGATAACCTTCATGGGATTTGTCATTTTTGCATTTTTACTCATTGTCATATTCCTCCATAAAATCATTTTTTGCTGTGTTCATTGCCGGGCGTTTATCGCTCTCCGGCACAAGAGTAGGTTTGCCTTGTGGCTTTTCAATATAGGCTGCAAGGAGCTCTTCGAAGCGAGACTTACCGAGCAGCTTTTGCATGGCCGTGATACCAAGCAGCTTCTTTTCGTAAGGGTCAAAACCAGCAGCTTTGACAGCTTTCGATACGGCGTCTTCACTGGTGTATCTGCGGTTGGAACGACCCTCGACCAGCTTCCAGCCGGGCCATTCTTTACCGCTGATTGCCTGCTGGAGTGCATACTCCTTGATGTCACCTGCCCAAGCGACCAGTTCGTTGACACGGGAGAGGATGACTTCGATTTCCGAATCCTCCAACAGTGGCGGCAGCTTGAAATCGTGCTGTGCGAGTAGAAGATTGGCTTCCACTCTGGCTCGGTATTCATGCTTTGCCTTACAGAATCCGCACCATTCACCACACAGGAAATTTCCATCACCGGCAAAGGCAAGGTCTACGGTAGGCTTCAGAACTTCATCGGCCCATTGATACAGGTCATCCTTGCTGACTTCGCAGGTAGAAATGTTCTGACGTCTGGGCTGGTAGATGGTCATGCTGACCGTATCGATGTCATAGATGTCATCGAAGAGTTCCAGAGCGCCAAGGGCGTAACACTTCATCTGCGGATTGTCTTCAGCAGATACAAGAATTCCAAGACCGTGCTTGTAGTCAATTACGTGCATGATACCGTCGCTGATGAGAATGGCATCAGATGTTCCGAAGCCTTGTTCTACCCAACGGGAGAAGTCCACTCGCTGTTCAATCAGAACAACAGGGTCGGAGCAGGTCTGCTTAGCCTCTTCCAAAAGCTCCATGATGAAGCAGGCATACCCGGTAGCACAGTCATCCATTTCAGCGTTATACCAGTCGAGATTCTTAGTAGGATCTGTAGCTTTTATGCCGAGTGCTTTGCGGAGCTTGTATTCACAAAGAGAGTGGGCATCGGAGCCTTCTGCAGCATAGTCGCTGCCTTTATCCTCATAGGTTTCGCAGAGCCTTGCTGATGGTGGGCAGTGAAGCCAGCGGTCAAGAAGAGGATGCGGAGAGGATTGCATGTCCTTTAGGTGGCATATTAGAGCACCTCCGCTTCCCTGAGTAGGGCTTCATAATGTTTCGGGTCTACGAGTGACAACTTGCTTGCACCGTACTTTTTAAGAAGTTCTCGAATTTCAGCTGTATGTCCGGCACGAGATTTATCAGCCAGAACAGCTCGAACCTCCTCAAGAGTCAGTGTAGGCTTCGCAGGAGAGGCAGGGACTTCTGCGTCAGTGCCGTTTCTGTTGTGAAAAGTTCGATTCATGATGTTCACCTCGCTTTCTGTAGGTCGCTTTGTTTCGCCTTACACTACTCAATGGAGGTAAGATGGACGTTTGGCCGAAAATATAAGAAACTTTTTTGAAAAGAAAAATCGTCCCCTGAAAAATCAGAGGACAACCATTCATATTAGATGTAGTCCTTAAGCTCGGAGCGGAGCTTCTGGAACAGCTTGTCCCTGCGATACACGAATGTATTACGAGAGAGGCCCATTTCCTTGCCGCAGTCACGTTCCGATTTTCCTTCCATAATAAGCTGGCAGATAAGACGACCTTCCGGGTCCAGCTCATTCAGCTTTGCGTAGAGGGCATTAAGAAGCTCTGCATCCTCTAATACTTCAGCGATAGCTGCAGATTCATCCGGTACATCGTCAAGCCAGCTCTTTTCATTTCCGTCACCGTCGTTCACGGTGTTATCGAGAGAAAGCTGATCGCCAGCCTTAGCATAAGGACAAGTTAAACAATCCATGTCGCATAAGTAGCGCTTGCTTGCAGGGCAGACACAACGGCCATGCTCCTGCTGACGCTTGCGATAGGCGTTGATTTCACGATAGTAGTCCGTGTAGAACTCCTTGTTGACATCCACCCAGCTTTTAGATTCCTTGATGTAGATACGGTATTGTTTACTCTGATTGTCTTTGTTTGCCATTCGATTTTCTCCTTTCGGCATTTGAACCGAAGCGGAGATAACCGATATGGCTGCCAGTGTTTTTCATAAGATGGTCACCTCGTGCGGATAAATCCGCTTCTTTCCGGTGACCAGCCGTTCGTAAGCTGGCACTCTATTGATAATGTTTTCTCGTTCATCAACTACGAACACACCACGTGGCCACGAAGATGGTGAGTTGATGAACAAGTCAGACTGGTTAACGTCTTGTCCGAGACGAGTTTTTAATAACTATCTTAAATATGCCAGATTTCAAAATAAAAACCTCAGACATGCCTATGTCCGTTTTTAGGAATAATGAGATGATTGATGGAACGGATAATGATTGAAAATCCTGGATTTACAAAAGAAAAGACCGGACATATACATGTCCGGCTACCAAAAAACAAATATGAACGAATAGTAAAATTTCTAAGAAAAATAACAACAAATATAAGCAAATAACAAGAAACTACTTGTTTTTGCTGGTAGAAATGACTATAATATTATTGGGTAATTGTATCTATACGTAATTTCGTGAGGTGAAATATGGAAGATAAGTTGAATGATAAATGGATAAACATTGAAGAAGCTGCTGAATACCTAGGTGTCAAGCCAGTGACGCTCCGAGGATGGATACGTAATGATAAAGGAATACCAGCACACAAAATCGGGAAGCAATGGAAGTTTAAATGTTCTGAACTTGATGTGTGGGTTAAAAGTGGAAAAAGTGCTATCGAGTAATTGATACAGTAAATAAATGACAAGGAGATTCTGGCAATGGCAGTAAAGAAAACAGAACTATATAGCTCCCTTTGGGCGAGCTGCGATGCATTGCGCGGAGGTATGGACGCATCACAATATAAGGATTACATACTTACACTTTTATTTATGAAGTATGTAACTGATAAGTACAAAGGACAGAAATACGGAGATTTGACTGTTTTTGATAAGGCAAATGATCCGAATCCTGACCCTGAGAAAAGAACAGGATGTTCTTTTGATGATTTTATAGCACTAAAAAATAAGAAAAACATCGGTGAAGGTATAGATAAGATTATCGCTCGCCTAGCTGAAGTAAACGAAGGATTGAAGGGCGTTATAGATATTGCTCATTTTAATGATGAAGCAAAAATAGGTAAAGACAAAGAGATGGTTGATAAGCTTACTAAGCTTATTGCAATTTTTCAGAGTCCTGAACTTGATTTTTCAAAAAACAAAGCAGAAGGCGACGATATTATTGGTGACGCTTACGAATATTTGATGCGTAACTTTGCGTCTGAAAGTGGAAAGAGTAAGGGACAATTCTACACTCCGGCAGAGGTATCTCGAATTCTTGCAAAAATTATCGGTATCGATAAGTGTACAGACCATGATGCAACCGTATGTGATCCGGCTTGTGGAAGTGGATCTTTGTTAATCAGAGCATTAGCAGAAGCTCCTTTTGAAATTTCAGGCTATGGTCAGGAAAAAGATGGTTCTACAGCTGGTTTGGCAAAGATGAATGCGGTTCTTCATAACAAAGCTACAATTAGAATTATGGCAGGAAACACATTCTCAGATCCTCAGTTTATAAAAACTGATAACCCATCAGAACTTGAGCGATTTGATTATATTGTGGCAAACCCTCCATGCTCTCTTAAAAACTGGTCCGATGGATTAAAAGAGTTTGGGCGATTTTATGGATATGGGGATAGACCACCTGAAAAGAATGGTGATTACGCTTGGTTAATGCATATTTTGAAAACCCTGAAGTCTACTGGTAAAGCAGCAGTAATTCTTCCTCATGGAGTATTGTTTAGAGGAAATGCTGAAGCAACTATCAGACAGACAATTGTTGATAAAGGCTGGATTAAAGGAATTATCAGCTTGCCTCCGAACTTATTTTACGGAACGGGTATTCCTGCTTGCATTCTCGTAATTGATAAAGAAGGTGCGGAAAACCGCGCTGGTATATTTATGATTGATGCAGGCAAGGGCTATGTAAAAGATGGAAGCAAGAATAGACTCCGTGAACAGGATATTTATCGTATTGTAACTACTTTTAATGAGCAGATTACAACAGATCCTAAATATGCTCGTTTTGTACCAAACAAAGAAATTAAGGAAAAGAATGGGTACAACTTAAATATTTCTCGTTACATTGATTCTTCTGACCCGGAAGATATTCAGGATATCTATGCGCATATTCATGGTGGTATACCAGCAGCGGATATTGATGCACTAGAACGTTTCTGGACTGCATTTCCGACTCTGAAGAATGAACTTTTTGGTGTGTTTAGTGAAGGATACTATAAGCTGAATGTAGAAGAAGATGTGATTCGTCAGACAACATACTCTAACGCAGAATTTGCTGTTTATGGAAAAATGATTGATGAAGCATTCGCAAGTTGGAAGTCTTACGCAGATTCTAAACTTAAGAATTTGAAGGCTGGCGTGTCTGCAAAAGAACTGATTATTGAATTGGCTCAAGCTATATTGAAAAGATGTATATGGTCATTGTGATGATGGAACATATTCTATTGAACATATCATGCCACAGCATTTAACTCCAGCATGGGTAAAGGCATTAGGTGATGATTACGAGCAGATTCATGAAACTTGGTTGCATAGAATTGCCAATCTTACATTGACTGCTTATAACTCAAAATATAGCAATAATAGTTTTGAAGAAAAGAAAACCATGAAAAATGGATTCGAAGATAGTGGTATTCGCATGAATACCTATATTGCAAAGAAAGAAAAGTGGACGCTTACAGAATTAGAAGAGCGTAATCAATACCTTATGGGACGTGCTCTTGAAATATGGTTAACTCCATCAACTGAATTTAAACCGGAGGAAAAACAACTTGACTCATATACGCTTGATGATGATGCTAATTTAAGTGGAAGATTGATTGCACGCTTTAGCTATAAGAATACAGAACAGCCAGTAACAAGCTGGGTAGAAATGTTCCAGAAAGTGCTGCAGATTCTATATGCTGAAGATAAAAATGTTATTACAAAACTTGCAGCATCTAAAGAAGATAATATCGCATTACACTTCAGCATGAACGAGACTGATTTTACTAAGAGTGCCGAGATAGGCGATGGTATTTATGTGTGGACAAATACAAGTACACAAAGCAAATTATCTGTATTGAGTAGAGTGTTCAAGTTGTATGACGCTGACCCAACCGATTTAGTATTCTATCTTCGTGATGAAAATGAAGGTGTTGAAGATGAAGTCGGCACAAGATATGAGCTTCGCAGAAAATACTGGACATATGCTCTAGATTATATAAAGAAGGCTCACGGAGAAGGTGGTTCGTTTTCCAATGTTAATCCATCGAAAGAAAACTGGATTAATGGTTTCTTTGGAATCAGTGGTTTTAGTTTGTGTTGTGTGGCAAATTATGATTCTGCAAGAGTTGAGTTGTATTTGGGCAAAGCAAAGAAAGAAGATAATAAGAAAGCTTTTGATGCTGTAATTCTTCATAAGGATGCAATTGAAAATTCATTAGGAGTGAAATTGATTTGGAACCGAGGAGATGATATTAAATCGTCGAAGATTTCTTATCAGATTAATGATGTAAGC